AGATAATTTAATGTATAATTCTAAACTTATTCATTTAACGCCTGTAATAAATCGTATTCAATATTTGAATTTTTATTTATTTATTATATACATTTTATGTTGTTTATTTATTACTTATTTACTTTTTAAAAAAAAATTTTTTAATTTTAACATTAATATTTGTATTTTAATTATTATATATCTTTATCCTTTTTTTATTAATCCGGTCGTGAGTTATTTTTTAGATAATTATGATTATTTTTATTCTATTATTATAAGTATTCCATATGTTAAATCTCAATAAAAATAAATATTATTTTATATTTATTTTTTTATAAATCTGATGTATTTATTCCATCATACATTCCTTGAAAGCCCTGGCTTTCTTCAACTTCATCGTATTTTGGTTTAAATGTTATTTTAGTCCATCGAGAATTTCTTTGAGCACCAAATCTAGTATTAATTTGTTCATGTAATTCTTTATAATTTGGTTTCTGAGCGTCATATGACGATTCATACCATGCTTTAAAATCCAAATTTATATCAGATTTACGTAAGAATTTACTTGAATCTTCCGATGTAATTATTCTTTCTTCGATATATTCTGAAAAGAAATCCTGTGATTTTTCATATTCTTTTGAACGTTCTAATACTGTATCACAATCACTTACACGTCCTTTAGTTCGGGCGCATATTTCAACTAACATTGACGCAAATACTTCTTTCCAATTGTCAAATTTCTCATCTATAGAACGATCTACTAAAAATTGATAAGGTTTATTTAAATCATTGTCTACTGGCTTATCCGCAAATAGGGATAAGAAGGGTACTGTTCGAATTCGCCGCCAAGTTCCCTTGTCTGTAGAATTTACCTTCAATAAACAGTTACACGTAATTACTAAATTAAATTGAGGAAGGAATTTTACTGGTTCAATAGCAAACGGTGAACGTCCTTGAACTTGATCTTTACCTGAGGTTAATTGTTTCATCACCCCCTCATTTAACTGATCGTGTTTTGATGGTTCTTGTAATACCGCGTATCGTTTTCCTTTTAATCCTACAATTTCTGGCGTTACTCCTCCTATTTTACCGCGTTTATCTGTAATTAAATTTAAAGGTACATCCGTTTTATAATCCCCTAATACTTTTTCCATTAACAATACTAATATCGATTTTCCATTATTACCAGCGCCTAAATACATATTAAATGTTTGATTTAAACATGTGCCTACCAATGACGATGCTAAATGTTCCCACATATATTTGCATAATTCGGGAATAGGAAATAAACTATCCATGAATTTATTGATATCATTTTTTATAGTAGATATAGGTTTCCCTTTATACTTACCTATTGTATTAATATCTATATAATCGATTCCTGTACAAAATGATATATTATCTTCAGGTTTACCGTTACGAAATACATTTTCAGAAAAATCATATACACCATTTGTAAATCCTAATAAATATGGATTTATATCTAATTTTAAAACAAAATCTCCGTCATAAAATAGGTCTCTTGATTCTGTTACTATATTATTTTTTTTCTTCGTTACACTTAGTTCAGCAGCAATATTTAACGTTCGTAATGATTTGGACTTTTTATCATTATCATTTTCTTTTTCTTCATCATTGCCTTCTCTATGTAGTTCTGGCATTAAATCAGTGGCTTTATCCACATATACTTGTTTTAATATTGTTGATATAGCTGTTCTTAGTGTTGTTCCACTGTCTATCAATTTCCACCTATGACCTATGTATTCATACCATATATTTTTACCAATTGACACACATACAAATTTATCTTTTAATAAATTATGCAATACTAAAGCCAAATCGAAATCACCACAACTGGATTGCTTTACTCCTGGAATTATTTTTAATGTTTCGTTTACATAATGATCTGTTGTATTTTTGCGTATTCTATTATATTCAAATGGAGCATCTAATTTGGCCCAATGATATAATGACAATTTTGTTAAATTATTATATAATTTCATATCAAATTTTTGCCATCTATCGCATATATCAAATATATCTACACTGTAATTAAAACTTTTCGCGCGCGAACTAAATTTTATCCAAACTAATAAAAATCGATTTAAGTCACCAGAATCATTTGAAATATTAAATAATACCCATCCAATACGGAGCCATTTATCATATGATCCTAATTCATAATATTTTTCCGGTAATATCATCACATATTCTAATATGGTGTTATATTGATATAATAGTTTCGTTGCATTATTTTTAGCGATAAAACACTCTATTAAATAATCTAATTGAGGTTGATCTTTTATTTCTAACAAAGTTTTTATATCACTCGTATCTCGCATCGTCATTGTATTATTACTTATCATATGAATCATTCTAGGAGCTGTATATAAGTCTTCATAATCTCTTAATTCTTTTAAAAATGTTTCTTGTAATAAAAATGATTCATGGGCTGAATATCGTATTGATAATTTTAATAAATTATCTGTTTTAAATGTTTTTGATATTTTTACTTGTTTTCGCCGAAATTCATTATCTTTATCGTCATATTGCATTTCATAAACATATTTAATATTATATTTATCGTGATCTGGTTTTCTTGAACCGATTAGCTGCCAATTTGCTTCTCCTTTGGTCACTCTTTCGTCTATCACATCTTCCCATGAATTTAATAATGGGAGATCTGCCCATATAACAGGGACAACTTTTAACAATTTTGTTCGTAACATTTGCTGAATTATTAAACTTGATTTTATCCATATTATTACATGAATTCCATCTTTTGTTATATCTTTATCTTGTAAACGGTTTACCTTCTCCTTTTCTAAAACTAATAATTTAAAATTTGTTTCATTATCGAAACTATACATTGTTTTTAATATATTTCCTACTTCGTCTATAAAATCTTCTATATGATCTTGAGTATACTGTTTCTCATCTATATCATATGCATACTTAAAATCTAAATCAATACATATTGGCCCGTCTTTCTTTAATTGTTTTTCAGTTAGATATTCCTTTTTCTTTGTAGATAAGATTTCGTTATTATATATATTCATAAAGGTTTCTTGTTCACTATCTGATATATGATAAGCGCCTCCATATATTTCAGGTGTATTTGTTTTATTATTAGTTTTACCAATTCTTGTATGGGTTTTCTCTAATCCTGTATCTTTAGCCTGATGTTGTCTTAAAAAATTACAAAGACTTGTATAAGAGCTTGCCATAGGCACTATTTGATTTGACATGGAATTAGATATTTATAATATATTATTGTCTATATTTTTATATCACTTATAAAATTCAATTTTTTAATGATTAATAATTATAATATACTATACCATGACTATGATAGTCTTATATATCCTTTTTTTTATTTAAATAATATTTTCTCTAAATATTATTTATTTAGTCATAGTCATGTTTAAATAATAAAAAATTGATTTTTATATATTAATTATATAAATATTATATAACTAATATATAAAAATGAAATTTTGCGATAATTGCGATAATATGTATTATATTTCTATTGATGAAAAAGATACTAATAAATTAAATTATTATTGTAGGAACTGTAATAGTGTGAATAATCATATGACTAATGATAATGTCTGTGTTTTAAACACAAATTTTAAAAAAAACGAGGATAATTATAATTATATTATTAACGAATACACAAAACTAGACCCAACCTTACCACATATTTATAATATTCCTTGTCCTAATGATAATTGTAAATCTAATACTGATTCAACCACTAATAGTGATATTATTTATATTCGTTATGATAATGCTAAAATGAAATATATATATTTATGTAATTTTTGTGATGTTACATGGAAAACTAATGAATAAAATCATTTAGTATTTTAAAAAATTGAAAAATATTTAGAAAAAATAAATAATAACATAATATATACTTTTGTTATAATGAATCCTGAAAACATTAAAATTAAACCGCTTACTAAAAATGATTCGGACGATGATATTTCGAATTATAGTGATAAATCGGATGATGATTCTATTGATGAACTCGAGGATGATTCAGACGATGATGTTAAACCGCTCCCACATCAAGATTCGCCCTCTGACGAAGATGATTCGGACGATGATATTATACCACCACCACCTCAACATTCACTCGACGATGAAGATGAAGATGATGATGATGATAATAAACAAAATAATTTAGAAGATAAAAATATTGACAATCAATTTCCTACTTTTGGTTCTATATCTGATGATGATTCGGACGATGATGGTTCTACTATATCAGATGATGAATATTTACAAAAATTTAATGATAATAATCGTCGAGAAGTTTTACAAAATTTTTATCCTGAATTACATCAACATAACATTGATGAAATAAAAACCCTATCTATTATTACTCGGGATACAAATGGTAAAATAGTAGACCCACTACATCAAACTTTACCTTTTATTACGAAATATGAAAAAACTCGTATTTTAGGGGAACGCGCAAAACAGATTTCATCTGGCGCTATTCCTTTAATGCATATTGATAATACTATTATTGATAGTTATTTAATTGCCGAAAAAGAATTTAATGAAAAAGTGATCCCGTTTATTATTAAACGTCCATTACCTTCTGGTGGATGTGAATATTGGAAATTAGATGATTTAGAAATTTTAGTATAAAATATAAAAAATAATATAAAATAAAAAATAATATAAAATAAATATATATATTATTTTTTTATGGATCCTATGCAATCACAATCCCATACTAGACCAAAACCTACTATTGATGCTTTTTTACATCGGGTAGGTGTTCGTAAAAATATAAGAGTTAAAAATGAAAGTAATAGAAAAGCTTATGTTGTTATTTCTCCTTCACGTATACGTAGTATTCGTTCTATAGGGGTTGAACAGATAGGTAATGTTGAATTTGAAACATTTGGGGATTATAAATCTCAAGAAATGATTTTATTTCCAGGGGATTATAAATCTTTTATTTTAGATACTTCAGATGTTTACATTTCAGTTTTAATTGAAGTTAATGATAGAGAATGGAAAGAGTGGAGATATAATAGATTAGTCAATTCTACTTTTAATGATTATATTATTACTCATGACGCACCTGATAAATGCACTGATAGATCTTTTTTAGATTTCACACGTAAATAAATATTTTATTTTTTTAGCAATGAACCATATTCATGATTACCTATATGAAATAAATTTATACTTGGATCGGCATATAACTTACCGCCATTTTTTAGATACAAATATGAAAAATAATAATCTTCAGTTAAATAATCATGATCAACTACGTTACAGTCAAAATAATTATACAATGTTTCTATTTTAGAACTTCCAGGCAATGTGAATGTATCTATATCTTTTTCTATTCTCTTTAATGCTGATTTTGTTAATAACATAAACCCTGTAGCCGCACGTTCTATTTCTATTAATTGTTCGCTTCTTTCTTTTAAATTTATTTTACTAGAAGGATTTAATGTTAATATATCATCCTTCCAATAATATGATTTATTTGGATAAATGCCTATTACACATTCCTTTTTATGTTGAATTAATTTTAATATATCGGTCGGGTTCCATATTATATCTGCATCAATAAACATCATATGTGTATATTGTTCATCATTCATAAATACATGACTTAACATATTTCTTGCTCGTGTTACTATTTGATTATTTATAAATTTTAATGTATATTTAATTTTCATTTGCTGTAACATTTCACAGGTATGCACTAACGATTCTGTATATTGAGCACATACATTTCCACCATAAGCTGGAGTTGCTAATAATATATTAACTTCATCCATTATATTATAACAAAACCTTTTTTTAAATTATTTATAATAAGATATTTTTATTATAAATTATGAATTATGAATTATGAATTATGAATTATGAATTATGAATTATGAATTATAAAGATAAAGATAAATAATCTTCCCAACTTTGCTTTGTTCCGCCGTCATAAGCAAACGCATAATCGTTTTCAATTAACCAATCATTTATTAAACAACTATCACATAATATTTCTACTAATAAACGTCCATATTTATTTATATAAATAATATACTTTAATACTTTATATTATTTTTAGACATTACTTAATTTTTCAGATGAAAATGGTATTAATGTATTTTTTTCTTTTTTGTTTTCTTTTTTGTTTTCTTTTTTTAAGGAATTATTTATTTTGTTTTTTAAATTTA